CAATGCCCGCTCAGAGGCGATTGCAGGCCGGATCGCGGTGGCGAAGGAGCGTTGGGGCTCGGAGCTCGAGTTGATCGATTCTACGGGCGGCTGGGCGGCTGGCGTGGTGGACGCGGCGCGGCTCGGTGGGATCAACATCCTCGAAATCAACTTCTCGGGCAACGCCGACGACTCGCGCTACTTCAACAAGCGCTCGGAGATGTACTTCAGGGCCGCGGAGTGGGTGAAGAACGGCGGCGCATTGCCGAACAACCCCGCGTTGGTCAGAGAAGCGACCGCAGCGACGTACTACTTCGACAAGGGCCGGCTGCGCGTCATCGAGAAGGACCAGATCAAGAAGCTGCTGAACGGCCAGTCGCCGGACGAGTGGGACGCGTTCGTGACGACGTTTGCCGTCGTGGAGCAACCGACGATGGCAGGATTGCCCGTGTCGTTGCAGCCGAGCCACACAACCACTCACGAGTGGGACCCGTACGCGAATAAGGAGGGGTGATGCTGATGCAGTATGCCGATCCACTGGCAGAGGCGTTGCAGGGCAATTCTGATGCGGACGGTGTTCTGTCGATTGCCGCGCGCATCGCGGCGCTGCTTCCGCCATGACGAAGCTCTCCGCTCGAGAGATGGAGGTTGCACGTCTTGTGGCTGAAGGGTTGATGGATAAAGAGATCGCGCCGATCCTTTGCATCTCCGTCTGGACGGTCAAGACCCATCTCGACCGCATCGCAGACAAGATCGGTGCGAACAAGGCGCGCAATCGCCGGATCGCAATCGCCGTGTTCATCGAGCGTTACGAGAATCCTCAACCCCCGCCTTCGGCTCTGTCCGCCTAACGAGGGACAGGCGCGCTCGGCCATTGAGTGGCACATTGCGCTCAATGTCGCCTATCAGGTTCGCGCGAGAACTCTTAGACGATCGTCTATGGGACGAGGTGGTGCCGTTGCTGACCGCTCATTGGTCAGAGGTGGCTCACTTCCAAGACATTCCGCTGAATCCTGATCGTGCCTACTACGCGGGCGCGCAGGAGAGCGGAATGCTTGCGTTCTTCACGGCTCGCGACGAGGACGGCAAGCTAGCCGGGTACTGTGTGTTCATCGTCCGCACTAACCCGCACTACGCCCAGAGCCTTCAGGCCGCGCAGGACGTCGTGTACGTCGCGCCGTGGGCCAGAGGCACCACGGGCCAGCGCCTCTTTGCCTTTTGCGAAGAACAGCTTCGCGAGCAGGGTGTGCAGGCGATCTATCACCACGTCAAAGCGAAACCGGGGCTCAACTTCGGCCCGCTGCTCGAGCGTCGTGGCTACGAAGCCGTAGACATCATCTACGCTAAGCGGCTTGACAAGCCCGAGCCGTGGTCGATCCACATGGAGTCCGACGACTGGGAGAAAGCCGCCGCGCGATTCGCCACGGACGGCGGCGACTGATGGGCATCACCGCTGGCATCGTCTCAGGCGTCGCCGCTGTCGGCTCTGCCGTCTACAACAACCAACAGCAGAAGAAAGCCGCCAAGGCTGCTCAGCAAGCGCAGCAGACCGCGTTGCAGACCAAGCCCAGTCAGAACGACTTGGACGCCATCGCGAATGTGAACGCGGCGCGTCAACAGCAGGTGCAGAAGAAGCGCGCCCAGTCCACGGGCCAGCGCTCGACGATTCTCACGGGACCGGCCGGCGTTCAGACGCCGCCCCCGCCCCGTAACACTTTGCTCGGACAGTAATGGCGACCGCGCTCACTCCTGATTTCGCACCCTTCACCGCGTCCGCGAACGGGCCGGCTACTGCCGTGCTCACCGTCCGGCAGCGGTGCGAAATCTTGCGTGGGCAGCTCGAGGCCGAACGGGCATCCTTCATCGCGCACTGGAAGGACCTGAACGACTATATCCGCCCGCGCCGTGGACGATTCGCTGTCACGGACGTCAACAAGGGCGATCGTCGCTCGCGCAACATCCTCGACTCAACCGCGACGTTCTCCGCGCGCGTGCTGTCGGCCGGCATGATGTCTGGCATCACGAGTCCTGCGCGTCCGTGGTTTCGGCTCACGACGCCGGATCAGGACGTAGCGGACCAGGGCGACGTCAAGCAATGGCTGCACGAGGTCGAGGAGCGGATGCGGATGGTGTTCCTCCGCTCGAACCTCTACAACATTCTCCCGATCGTCTACGGGGATCTCGGTGTCTTCGGCACGTCCGCGATGGCGATCTACGAGGACGACGAAAGCGTGATCCGGTGCTACGACTTCCCCGTGGGGTCGTACTTCATCGCGAACGACGACAAGCTCCGCGTGCGGACGTTCGGGCGTGTGTTCCGCATGACGGTTGACCAGATCGTGAAGAGGTGGGGCGACATCGACCAGACCGGCCGGCCCTGCTTCCTCCGCGGCGAGCCGTGCACGATCTCCGCGACCGTGCAGAACTTGTGGATGCGTGGGAATCGCGCGGCGTGGATCGACATCGTTCACATCATCCAGGAAAACCTCGCGTACGACGGCAACAAGATCGACGCGAGGTTCAAGGCGTTCGAGGACATCTACTACGAGCTCGGCACGCCCAACGTCGCGATAGCCGACCAGCAGATCGGCGTTCTGTCGCATCAGGGATTCGATGAGTTCCCGGTGCTCTGCCCGCGATGGGAGACGAACTCCGAGGACGTCTACGCCACGGACTGCCCCGGCATGACAGCGCTGGGCGACATCAAGGAGTTGCAGACCCGGACCAAGCGTCAGGCGCAAGCAGTTGAGAAGATGATCAACCCGCCGATGACCGGCCCGTCTGCCTTGCGTCAGGCGAAAGCGTCACTCCTACCCGGTGACATCACGTACCTCGACGTCAACAACGCGAACCAGGGATTCAAGCCGGCGCACGAAGTCAACTTCGGCGCGGCGTTCGGCCCGCTCGAGGATGGCTCGCAGAAGACGCGGTTGAGAATCCAGCGCGCGTTCTACGAGGACTTGTTCCTGATGCTGAGCCAGAGCGATCGGCGCGAGATCACAGCGCGCGAGATCGACGAACGGCACGAGGAGAAGTTGCTGGCGTTGGGCCCGGTGCTCGAGCGGTTGAATCAGGATCTTCTTGATCCCCTGATCGAGCGGACGTTCGCCATCATGAGCCGGAAGGGATTGATCCCCCCGGCGCCTGACGCGATTCAGGGGCAGTCGCTTCGCATCGACTACGTGTCGATCATGGCGCAGGCGCAGAAAGCGCAATCGCTCTCAGGCCTCGAGCGCTTCGCGGGCTTCATCGGCCAGACGGCGGAAGTCGATCCGTCCGTGCTCGACAAGGTGAATAGTGATGAGTTGGTGAATCAGTACGCTGACGCAACGGGTATCGCGCCCAAGATCGTGCGGTCAGACGACGAAGTGCAGGCGATGCGGGACCAGAAGGCCAAGGCAGCGCAGCAGCAGCAGGCCGCGGCGAACATGCCCGGTATCGCTGGTGCCGCGAAGGACTTGAGCCAGACGCAGACGACGGGTAACAGCGTGCTCGCGAACCTCGTGAGCAAGGCGAGAGCTCGTCAGACGTTGAACGCGACAGCGAACCCGGTTCCGGCTGGCGGTGTTGCGTGACGGTTCGCGAACGGGCGCTGGTGCGGAATGGATCAGACCCGGAGCAGGTACGGAAGGCAAAGCAGCGCGAGACGTTCACGCGCGAAGACGAGTTGAACGACCTCCGATCTGTGTTGTCGTTGCCGGCCGGACGTCGAGTGCTGTGGCGGTTGCTGGGGCAGGCGAAGGCGTTTGAGAGCGTGTTTGATAGTGATACCGCACGAATGGCGTACAACGCAGGACGGCAGGACTGGGGCCATTTCGTGATTGGTGAGATTGGCGACGCGGAACCCAGTGCGTGGATTCTGATGCAGCGGGAAGCAAACAAGATCGAAGAGAACACGATCGGCGCACCGGACACGGTGAGCGAGGACTAGATGGACGCTGACGTCATACGCGCATACGGAACGGCGAAGAATTCCATCCTCGAAGAGTTACCCTGGGCACCGCTGCTTGAGCCCCACATCACCCACGTACGCACCGCGCTACCGGCTGTGAAGTGGCGCCCGATCGATACTGAACCGACGAAACACAATGCCTGAAGCAGTGATTGAGGCGCCGGCAGGAACCGAAGCGGAAGCGGCGGCACTCGCCGCAGCTGCATCGTCTGCGGCTGAACCCAAAGTAGAGACCCCGGTCGTACCTGTTGTCCCTGAGAAGTACGACCTGAAGTTGCCCGAAGGATCGACACTCGATCCCGCCATCGTTCAGAGGACAGAAGCCATTGCGCGCGATCTGGGACTCAGCAACGAGGCCGGTCAGAAGCTGCTCGAACGACGGGTGAAGGAAATCAGCGACCTCGAGACCTCAGCCAAGAAGGCCGCTGAGGATTCTCAGAAAGCGCTGATCGACGCGTGGAAGCCCGGCGGTACTGAATGGGTCAAGCGCGAAACGCAGTGGGCCACGCAAGCGAAGGCTGATCCCGAGCTCGGGGCCACGCCGGAAGCGTTCGCGGTCTCCGTCGAGAAGGCACAGCAAGCGCTCGCGAAGTACGGGCCAGAGTTGAAGCCACTGCTGGACGAGACCGGATTCGGCTCACACCCGGCCGTGATCAAGATGCTGGCCCGCATCGGCAAGGCATCCTCTGAAGGCTCGTTAGTGCTGGGCACGGGCGGACAGATCAAGCGCGCCGCCAGTGACGCACAGGTCCTCTACCCGAGCAACTACGACGAGCAAGGCAACCCCAAGAAGTAACTCGATGTGCCACGCCGTGAGGCGTTGAGTACAACTGAATCACCCTCTTCTAACGCCGTGAGGCGTCAGGACACGAATCATGTCAACCATTGGTGCATCCACTCGTACGCTGCTGGACGTAGCAAAATCGTTGGACCCGGACGGCAAGGTTGCGAAGGTCGTCGAACTCCTCTCGATGACCAACGAGATCCTGTTGGACATGCCGTTCCGCGAAGGCAACCTGCCTACCGGCCACCGGACCACGGTCCGCACCGGCCTTCCCTCCGTCGCATGGCGTCTCCTGAACGGCGGTGTCACGCCGTCCAAGAGCACGAAGGCGCAGATCGACGAGCAGTGCGGTCTGCTCGAGGCGTGGTCTGAGGTAGACGTCGAAGTCGCGAACCTGAACGGCGACGTCGGCGCCTCGCGGCTCTCGGCAGCCAAGGCGTTCCTCGAGGCGATGAATCAGGAGATGGCGTCCGTGCTGTTCTACGGCGCGGCCTCCTCGCCTGAGAAGTTCGTCGGGCTCTCGACGCGCTATTCCTCGCTCTCGGCTGGCAACAGCCAGAACATCATCGACGCGGGCGGCACGGGCTCGGACAACACGTCGGTGTGGCTCGTGGTGTGGGGCGAAGAGACGATCACGGGCATCTTCCCCAAGGGCTCGACGGCCGGTCTCCAGCACAACGACCTCGGGATTCAGACGGTCACGGTCGGCACGGGCATTGGCGGGCAGCGCATGCGCGCCTATCAGGACCAGTTCGTATGGAAGAACGGGATCGCGCTCAAGGATTGGCGCTACGTCTCGCGCATCTGCAACATCGACGTGTCGAACCTCGTCACGCAGTCGAGCGCGGCGGACCTCACGAAGTCGATGACGCGCGCCTATCACCGCATCCCCAACATCCAGGCGGGCCGCGCGGCGTGGTACATGAACCGCACCGTCTTCGAGATGCTGGACATCCAGCGTCGTGACGACGTGAAGGGCGGCGGACAGCTCCGCTACGACGTGGTGGACGGCCAGTCCACGCCGACCTTCCGCGGCATCCCGATCCGTCGGTCGGATTCCTTGCTCCTCACCGAAGCCCGCGTGGTCTAACCGAACGGGGCGAGTAGCTATCGCCGCGAGCGCACCCCTTGAGCGTCAGCGCGCGACCCAAGCGAAAGCCCCACCACTCCCACACTCACGATTCACTAACGCCGCGATGGCGTAAGGATTCAGAAAATGTTCATTGATGCACAGACCCAGTTGTCCAGCGCACAGGCGGTGACGTCAACCGCGGTGTCCTCGAACACGTACGACCTCGGCGCGGTCCCCTCGGGCGGTTCTGCGAACGGCGCGGCCATCGACCCCTCGATCGGTGAGCCGCTGTGCGTGGTGATCACGGTCGGTACGGCAGCGGATCTCGCCTCGACCGACGAGACGTACGAGTTCGACGTCATTCAGTCGGCGTCGTCCAACCTCGGCACGCCCGACACGCTGGTGCAGGTCGCGTTCACGCACGCACAGTCGGCGGCCCTCACGGCCGGCGCGATCGTCGTGGTTCCGATCCCAGCCGGTCGCATCAGCAAGCGGTATCTGGGCCTCAACT